TTAGAAATCTCACGATCACTATTTAATAGCGTATCATCAATATCTGTAACAACTAATTTTATCATACAAAAGCTCCTTTTTTTATCACTTGGGGGGTGCAAAACCCTCTTAGGGGGTGCATCATTTAACGATTTAAACAAACTCTTTATTTTCAACCTTTGTTAATCTTAATTATTATACTACACAATATCCTTTTAGGCTATTGTTTTAGTAGTGTATTTTACTACACAGATAAAAACAGTCAGATTATATTTCTATAACCTAACTGTTTTTGAAGTAGACTTCTATTTTATCTTTTGTATATATAACCATTTTCTCAATTAAGGTGTTGAAGAGTTTCTCATCAAAGGTCGTGACCATGTGTCCTTGCTTAGTTAATAATTGCATTCTTTTATATCTGATATTTTAAAATTATGGATACCTGTATCTAATATAAAATTAAAAGTTGATTCTAACCATAAATCAGAACTATACGTTTCATATGAATAATTTATTCGGCCTTTAACTACTAAATTTGCAACTATAATTGTGCTTAGCGTTATTATATTTTCCCTAGTTTCAATAATTCTATAGTTTTTAATGAAAAAATCTTCTAATTTTATAAAATTACCATCTCTAAAATTATTTTGTTTATACGCTATGCTCTCTTTTAAACCTTCCCTATTTTCAATAGACAAAATCTTTAAAAAAGAAAAATGAATTTATAAAAAATTTATTTAAATCAATTAATAGTATTCTATCTTAAAGTTATTAATACTAATTTCACTCAAAAAATTAATTGCTATTTTTTGGAGTCACTATATAACTTTTATAATTATCTGAATCTATCCTAATGTATTTTAATACAGTTTTTCCATTCTTCTGTATTTTTTATATTACAAAAAATTTTCTTAAAAATTATAATATAAAAATATATTTTAAATAATCATATTTTTATCTAATCTTCTTTGAAAGGACATTCCTTAACATATTTTACTTTATCTATGCAGCAAAACAATTGAAACTTTTTTTTGTGTGTGATATAATAATTTTGAAAATAATTTAATAAATGTTTTATAATAATTTATATCAGGGAGGATTCTTATTATGGATTTTAAATATTATAATTATATATCAAATGTGCATGACTATTATTCGCCTCCTAGTAAAATTAAAAAATTTGAATACAATATAGAAATTCCTGAAAATTGGAGATTGATAGAGGGAAGTCATTGGAATAATGTGATTTATCAAAAAGGAATTTTCATAGATCAAGGCTGGAAAATACATATTAGTTGCAATATAGAACAAGCACAAGAAATTTTAGCAGTGGTTTCTAATTATATGTTTGAGATTAAAACGTCTTTCAAGTATGTAAAAAATAAAGTGGAGTGGATTAATAAAAATTCAAAGAGTGCAGCTAGGGAATATTCTGGGAAATTTATTACTATATATCCTAGGCAAGAAGAATTGCTCACTGTTTTAGAAAAATTGGAAAATATATTGGGAAAATATGAAAAAGGACCATATATTTTAACAGATAGACGATGGAAAAATACTAATATTTATTATAGATATGGCGGTTTTGTAAATATTATTTTAGAAGATGGTAGATTAGCAATCAAGGATAACAGTGGTAATTTAGTTGAAGATAGTCGTCTTCCTTTTTATCAGACACCAGAATGGGTGAAAGTTCCACAGTTTATTATAGAAAATGAAAAAGAAGAAGTTCTTGAGACTGAACTTGATAAATATGAGATTAAATCAGCTTTGCATTTTAGTAACAGTGGTGGTGTTTACGATGCTTATTTAGAAAAATATGGGAGAGTTGTAATAAAAGAAGCACGCCCACATGCCGGATTAGACGGTATGTTGAATGATGCAACTTATCGATTAAATAAAGAATATAAAACTTTGGTGAAACTATCTTCTTTAGATTACGTCCCAAAAGTATACGAATATTTTCGAGCATGGGAACATGATTTTTTAGTTTTAGAGTATGTAGAAGGTGAAAATTTATCTTCTTGGATAGCGAAAAATTATCCTTTTTCTGAAAAAGAAAATTTATCGGATTATGTAGAAACATTAGCAAAAATATCAGAAAAATGTTGTGAAGCTTTGTCAAATATTCATAAGTTAGGTATTACTCACGGAGATATCCAACCGAGAAATATTATAGTTAATTTTTCTAAAGATGATGTAAATGTAAAATTTATAGATTTAGAAACTTCGGGGATAGTAGGAGAAAAAGGTGATAAATCACTTGGGACACCAGGATATTTTAATAGTTTTGATGATTACAGCGATGAAAAAGATTGGACAGGGTTGTTTAGAATTTTTAAAACAGCATTGTTAACGGTAACTTCTTTAGAAATGATAGTGGAAAATTGTTATGATATTCAATACAGATGGATAAAAAAAACTTTTGGAAAAAAAGCGACGGATATACTACAAAAAATATTAGAGTATACTAAAGATAAGAATTATGATTTAACAGTTTTAAAAAATAAAAATTATAAACTTCTTGAAAAAGTAGAGGCTAGTTTATTACCAAATCGCGCAAAGGACAGTTTAATGTCTAGATTGAATTTTGACAGTGTATCACTTTTGCACGGAGATATAAAACAATTTGAGTATAGTTTTGGAGATATATCTGTAGCGTATGGTGCAGCGGGTGCTGTACTCGTATTAGACAGATTGGGAGAAAAATTAGATTTAGAAAACTGGTACGAAAAATTAGATGCCAGAATTAATCTTGATGAAAAACCTATGAGAGTGGAAGATTATGGATTGTATTCTGGTTTATCGGGAGTTGCAACGACTCTTAGAGAATTAAATAATGAGTATTTATCAAAAAAAATATTCGAAAACATAATAAAAAATATAGATGTTATTATTAAAACGAAAAATATATCATTAGAAAGCGGTATATCAGGTATAGGACTCGCACTTTTGGATTATTATGTATATAACAAGGATAAGATTGTTCTATTATCTATTCAGAAAATTTGCGATAAATTAAATAATGTATTTGAGAAAAAACCAGAGGATATCTATACTTCCAACGATGCAGTAAGTAGCGATGGTTTGATGTATGGTTGGAGTGGAGCAGCTATGTTTTTATTTGGTTGCTATAATATTTTAAAAAAAGACAGTTATTTAGAAAGAGCAAAAGAGTACTTGTTATTTGAAATGAATAAGTTGGAATACAAAGATAATATGTTATTATTACCTACTAAAGATCACAAAATGATGCCTTACTTTTCAGTAGGAAGTTCGGGACTAGCTATTCCTATTATTCTTATGAGTAAGTATTTAGAAAAGGCAAAAGTAACTAGTTTTATTGAAAATATAATGGAAACTTTAAGAGCAAAACCTTGTGTTTGTGGTGGTTTGTTTGAGGGGTACATAGGTCTTAAATATATAGAAAATGTTATTTTAAATTATTTAAATAAAAATGACGAAATCGTTTTGGATTATGATTTAAATCAATATATAGTTGAAGATAAAATGGGTATTTTAAATTTCCCTGGAAATTATTCATTTCGTGTGTCAGAAGATTTAGCAACTGGCTTGTTAGGTTTACTAGTATATTTGAAACAAGATACTTTGAAAAATTACTTGTGGGTACCTATAAAAAATCAAGATAGTATATTTAGAGTGTAAGATAAGATTTAATACTAGATAAGAGTAAAAAAACTAAAACTATTAGAAAAAGTATCGATAGATTAAGAAAATCGTTAAACAGTTGTTAGTAATGTTTTTTATAAATATTATCTTTCTTGAAAGATGTTAAGTTTTATATTGTTTTCAAATATAATAAATGTGCAATTATGCACAGATATTTATTATGTAAATTTTAAAAAAATAAGGAGGTGTGTGCATCATGAAAGATATATTATCTTTACAAAAAATTACTATAGAGGATGAAAACCTTGAAGTACAATGTGGTATAAATTCTTATAATAGTTTTTTCTGGTGTAGTTCATTAAGCTTTTATCAATGTTAGGAGGTCGCTCATTATGAATATCAATAAAATTTTAAAGTTACAATCTTATTCAATTAGTGATTTTTCATTAAATTCAAACGTTTCTAATGCGAGTTGGTTTATTTGCAGTTCACTTACGTTTTTTTGTTAAAAGGAGGAAAAGTTATGTTAAACAGCATCTTATCTTTACAAAAATTTAAAATCGATACTTCACACGGAAAAAATTCTGAAAAAAGTATGTGTAGTTATTGTTTTTGTAGTACATTTAGTTTTATGCACTGCTTAGGTAAATAAAAAATATATGTAGGAGAAGGATATGAGTAGAGTAAAAAAATTAAAAAATATATTATTTTATATAAAAGAATCTAAAGTTGAATTTTTTATAATAAATGTATTTTCGGTTGTTATTTCGATACTTACTCTCTATCAACCACAATACATAGGAGAAATAGTGGCAAATTTTCAAAATATTTCTGCCAATAAAGTAATTCTACTCGTATCACTTTTCTTAATTATTTTCATTATTAGTATACTAAAATATTATTTATCTCAAAGAATATCAGAAAGAATTTCTTATAATGCAAGGAAAAAAATTTATAGTAAATTACTCTATACAAAAATTGAAAAATTTAATATTTTCAGTTCAGGAGAAATTCTTTCTGTTATAACAAATGATATAAAGTTATTAAAAGACTCTTTGAGTAATGGTATTTTCGATATTTTAGGCTCTCTTTTATTAGCGGTAGGATCGATAGTTCTTTTAATAAAGATAAATTTAAAGTTATTTATTATTACGATAGTATTATTATTTATAACTATACTTGTTAGTGTTTTAGGAACAAAATTTTTAAAAGTCTTGTCTATGACTCAACAAGAAAGTTTATCAGAGTTTTTAAATTTTACAGAAAAATATTTATCGAAAATTTTGTTAATAAAGGCATTTTGGTTGATTGATTTATCAAATAAGAATTTTGATATATTTTCTAAGAAAATATATATTGATTCTTTAAAAACTTCTAAATTAATGGCGATAATTTTACCAATAAGTAATTTATTACTACAATTTTGTATGCTTATTGTTGTAATGATAGCAGGAATAGATGTGAGCAAGGGGATTATGTCTATAGCTGATTTGACAAAATTTATTCTATATATCACTTTACTTACAATTCCTATATCTACTTTAGTAAACGCTATAATTTCATTAGGGATAGCCTTTGTGGCGGAAGAAAGAATAGAAGGACTTTTGAAAACTTTAAACGATAAAGAAAAACCTAATTTCAACAGTATAGATAAAATAGAAAACTATGATTCTAGTGTGGTTATTAATATTGATAATATTAAATTTTCTTACGATAAAAGCAATAAAAATATTTTTTCTGGTTTAAGTTTAAAAATATATGAAAATAAAGTTAATTTAATAAAAGGTGAGTCGGGTATCGGGAAAACGACACTATTTATGTTATTAATGAATTTATATGAAGTTTCATCAGGGAATATATATATTTATGGTAATAACATTAAAAATTATAATAATGATTTTTTAAGGACTAAACTTATTTCTTATTGTCCACAAGAATCATTCGAATGGGGAAGTAATGTATATGAGTCTCTAGCTTTAGATAAAGATATATGTACTTTGGAGATTAGTGAGTGGATCACAAGGTTTAATCTGAACAGCTTCATATCTTCATTGCCCTATGGATTATATACTGATATAGGAAAAATTATTAGTGAATCGTCCTCAGGAGAGTTACAAAGATTATCTATAATTAGAACTATTTTAAGAAATACTAAAATTATTTTATTAGATGAACCCACAGCAAACTTAGATAGCAAGAATGAAAAAATAGTTAATGATATATTAAAAGACTTGTCAAAAGAGAAAACTATAGTGATAATATCTCATAAAGAATCTACAAACAGTATTGCTGATAATGTAATAACTATACAAGGAGAAAAAGAACTATGAATGAAAAAAAAGAATTTAGAGAGTTAAATATAGTAAAGAAAAATACAGTATTAGTTTTGATTTGTATGTTTTTTCTTCTTTTCTCAATAATATTACAGGAAAATATAAATACTTTATCATTTGAAAAAATATATGTATATTCTTTACTAGCAGATCTTAGTATATTATCTCTTCTTTTATTAACTTTGAGGTTACTTAATATAAAAGTATTTAATGTATATAACTTTAAAAAAGCAGTATTTTTAAAATTAGGAGGCATTGTTCTATTAATTTCCATAGTTTATATTATTTTAGCACGAGTATATGTGTTTGAGATTAATAATAATTTATTGGAATACAGTAAGAGAGTATCTATTTTTTTAGTATTTATTGCATTTGTAATAGTTAAACCTTTATTAGATAATTTTTTTTATAGATATATCATTATAAATATATTTAGTAAAAATTATCTTTATATAGGAGTAGTAGCCTCTTCGATTTTTAGTATATTTTTCTATTTAACGAACTCTTATGTGGAATTGCTAGTTTATTTTTTTATTAATGTATTTTTAGGATATATATATATATATTCTAAATCTATAGAATTTACAGTTTTATCACAAGTAATAATTAATTTATTTTTATTTATAAGTATTTTTATATAATATTAAAGGAGGAAAAGGAAATGAAAAAAATTTTAGAATTACAAAAAATTGATTATGGATTATCTAGATTACATCCAGATGCACAGACAGGATCAGCAACCTGTCCACAATTTTCACCATCTTCACATAGTATATTTTGGTGTAGTTCCATAAGCATTGGTTGTGATTAGATATTTTTCAGTAATAAATATTGATTTTAAATATTTATATTATAAAAATTTTTATAAGTTCTTTGTCAAGTTTGATTTATGAAAAGATAAAGAAACTACTATATAAATTGATTAGGAAAAAATCCATAAAGGATTTTTTGGCTGTAAAATAAATTCGGTTGATGAAAAACATCAGCCGAATTTATTTTTAAAAAAAAGACAAAAAAATAGAGACTCTTTATCAAATGATAGGGTCAGTACAAAATGAAGAATAACCATGATTTAATCATATTCTACAAATCTGTTTAACCCTCGTTTACTCAATATATTATATCAGATAACCTTAATCTCTCATAATAAAAAAGAAAAAATCATATCAGATTGATATGACTTCTCCGTTTTTCAAATGAATTTCTATTCTTTTTCCTTTATGAATTATTATCGTATCTACCAAATAATTAAATAGCTTAGTATCATATTCTGTTAGTAACTCATCTTGTTTTTCTAATGAGTCGATAAATATTTTCAGTTCTCTAACTCTCTTGTTTTTACTCAGTAAATCTAAGTTTTTTTGTTCTAATTCTTTCTCTAAAAATTTATATTCTTCTATCAGTTTATTATATTTTATTGTGTACTCTTCTTGATCTTGTGCTATCTTGGAATTTGTTATTATCAACTTTTCTACATCAACTCTGATATTTTCTAATTTTCCTTCGAGTTGAATGATTGTATCACCTAACGCTCTGTCTTCTTTTATCATCTTCATTAGGAGTTTTATATTACCTATAATTTCTTTTCTATTATCAATTACCTTGTTTAGTGCTGATACTACCCATCTTTGAATTTCATCATCTCTTATATGAGGTGTATCACATTTTTCTTCGTTCTTATACTTATCTTTGCATCTGTATATTGTCTCTTTATATTTATCAGTTGAGTGCCATAAATGTCTCACGTATGAACTACCGCAACATCCACACCTAATTTTTCCAAAGTAGTTTTTCTCTGTAAACCACTTTTTATTTTCGCTTAACTGCACTTGAACCGCATCAAATACTTCTTTATCAATTATTGCTTCATGGCTATTTTCTACATAATACTGAGGTATCTCTCCGTTGTTTCTTTTCTGAGTCTTGTTTAAGAAGTCTGCTACATAGTATTTTTGAAGTAAAGCATCACCTTTATATTTTTCATTTGTTAAAATACTTCTTACACTGCTATAACTCCACTTTTCTTTTCCTCTTGGTGTAGGTATTTTATTTTCAGTTAGATGTTTTGCTATTTGATTAGGATTTTTCCCTGATAAGAACTGTCCAAATATGTATCTCACTATTCGGGCTTGCTCTTTATCGACTTCAAATCCTCCATCCTCTTTTGGCTTAAAACCTAGTACATTATTATATGCGAATGTCACCCTACCCTCTGCAGCTTGTTTTCGTTTAGACCATGTTATATTTTCTGATATTGATCTACTTTCTTCTTGTGCTAAGGAACTCATTATTGTAATAAGCAATTCACCCTTTGAATCAAATGTCCAGATGTTTTCTTTTTCGAAGTATATCTCTACTCCAACATCTTTTAATTTTCTTACAGTTGACAGTGAATCCACCGTATTTCTTGCAAACCTACTTACACTTTTAGTTAATATGAGGTCTATCTTACCAGCTAGTGCATCATTTACCATTTCTTGAAACCCTAGACGTTTTTTAGTATTTGTTCCACTTATCCCTTCATCTGAGTACATCTTCACAAACTCCCAATCTTTTCTACTTGATATGTACTCTTCGTAATACTTCATTTGAGTTTCATAAGAACTTGTTTGATCTTCATTATCTGTCGATACTCTGGCATAACCTGCGACCTTTTTCTTATTTATACTAGGTAGTTTTGATTGATGACTAAGGTGCTTATTGGCTTGTATAGTTGTAATTTTTCTATTCATCTTTTACTCCTTTTTTTAGGTTACCTTGTTTTTTTATTTCTTGAACCTTATTAAATATTTCCTGAGAAATAATTGCTTCATGTGCATTTTCTACAATGTACATAGTCTTCTCACCAGTATTTTTTACTGAACGACCTTTTTCTTTTACATTAAATGTCTTTTGTAATATAAGTTTCCCTGTATAAGTTTCTTGAGATAATATTCTATAGATAGCTAGTCTTGAAAACTTTTCTCCTCTTCTTGTACGTTTACCTTCATCATTTAATATCCTTGATATTTTTGTTGGTTTTGTACCTGACAGGTATAACTCATAAATCTTTCTAATAATGTCAGCTTCTGACTCTTCAATTTTATAAGAATCTCCTATCCATCTATATCCTAATATAGGTTGTGGGCTATGGGGTAATCCTTGTTCAAACTTTTTCTTTACCCCCCACCTTACATTACTACCTATCGCCTTTGATTCTTCTTCTGAAACTGCAGCAAGTAACGTTAGTAATAACTCTCCATCTGTAGTAAGTGTGTCGATATTCTCTTTTTCAAATTGAACCCCTATGTTTAATTTCTTTAGTTCTCGTATTGTTTCTAGTAACTCAATAGTATTTCTTCCAAATCGTGATATGGACTTTGTAAGAATTATATCAATCTTTCCTTTCCTACAATCATCTATTAATCTTAAATACTCCTTTCGATTTTTTGTATTTCTCCCACTTACTGAGTTATCAAAATAGACTCCAGCATACTCCCAACTAGGATTATCTTGTATAAGTTTACTATAATAGCTTATTTGTTCAGATAGTGATTGTAGTAAATCTCGATGTGATACTCTTGCATAAGCTGCGACCTTTTGCCTTTTAGCATCAGTCACATTTAGTGTTTCTAACTTTTTTATAGTTTTCATTATTGTATCCTCCTTTTCGTCATTACTATATATCACTCTAAAGAAACTATTTATCAAGTGATAACTCTATAAGTTCAGATAGTTTTGGAGCATACTTTTCTAACATCTTATGCTTGAATGAATCAAATTCATCTTTTATGATTAAATTTTTCCTAAACAAGTTACTTAATATTTTAATTGTGATTTGGTAGGTTACTTCATTTTTAGTGTTCATAGCTACCTCCAAATCTATGTTTAATATAGCATTCATGACTGCAGTACTTTCTTTTATTATTGGAATAAGATGTAAATTTTCTTTCACAACATTTACAGTGATGTGTAGAAACTGCCTTTCTATTCATCTTATCTTGATTATTCTTCCACCATTTCATTCGGCAAGTGTCACTACAATATTTCTTTTGTTTTTTACCTTTTAAATGAGTTAACTTTTCTCCACACACTTTACAAGTATCAAAATCTTCTATATCTAACTTTTCTAAACCCTCTCTTCTACAAATTGACTTAACTGTATTGGCTGATACATTTAAACATACAGCTATTTTCTTATAACCTAGTCCTTTATCTCTTAGTTTTCTTATTTCATCTTTCAGTTCCATACTTCTCACTCCTATGATCTTTATATTCTCTACATCACAGGTAAAGAAAACTATGGGAAATTTAACCTTTAAAGCAAAATTTAGATAAAAAAATAAACCCACCACAGAAAGTTTCTGTGATGAGTTATGATTTTTCATTCTATTTTATTATATAAACTATTTATGATAAACAGTTTATATATACGTTCAATACATAGTTATAACTTACTTTATTCTATCTCTGTATACCCAATTGAATATCCATTGAAGATTTATATCTGGTTCGTTATTTTCTAATTCTTCCAATATAGGTTTGAAATTTTCATATATTTCTTCTTTAAGTTTATTTTCATCTACTGTTGATATATCTATATGTTTCATTCCATTACCAAAATCTATTATATCTTCTAACATAAACAAATCATTAAAATAATAATTTTGTCTTTCATTACTTATATATACATATTTTTTCCCATCATCATACATACTATATCCGAAATAAACATTTTTTTCAACATTTTGCACTGTTTTATCTTCTTGAATTTTATGTTTATATTTAAATCCATCTTTCTTATCAAGAATATCTAAATTCTCTGTAAACATCATCAATTCTAAATCCCTAGTATTACTACTTGGTGAATGTTTTGCATAATACACTGAATTACCTTTTAAATTTGTATCCCCTATAAAATAAATTGTTGCTAACGCCAATATCACCATTATAATTTTTTTTATCATTTTTCTTATTTCCTTTCTTAAAACCATTTTTTTAACCAACTTTTCGCTTTATTATATTTACCTGATATCCAATTACTTGCTGGCTTAATAACTTTGTTATAAATAGGTTCTACAAAAGGTTTTACTACATTATTATATCCCCATTTTGCAACTGGTTTAATAACTTTATTATAAACTGGTTTTACTGTATTATTATATCCCCATTTTACAACTGGTTTAATGACTTTATTATAAACTGGTTTTACTATATTACTATATCCCCACTTTACAACTGGTTTAATGACCTTATTATAAACGGGCTTTACTACATTATTGTAAATTGGTTTAGCTACTTTATTGTACATAAATGAAGAAATTGGACGAATAACCGCATTATAAATTGGCTTAACTACTCTATTAACAATAGGTTTTATAATCTTATTGTTAATCTTATTTGCAGTAAATGTTACCACTGCCTTAGCAGTTACTATAGTATCTGCAACAAAATTACCTAAGCGAGCAGATGTTTTTTTGGTTACATATGCTAAAGGATCTTTCTTCAATTCTGCAAAATTATTAATTAAACTTGGAATTATTTTTTCTTTAATCATTTTCTTAGGGTTTTTAAAAAAATCTGAAATCCCATTTTTTATATTCAATAAAAATAACCCTAACGCTGCTAATGTAAACATACTTCCAAACTTTAAGATTGTAGAATAATTATTCGTCCCAGCACCTTCTGATTTTAATTCCAGAACTTCTTTATAGTATTCTTCGCGTTTTTTATTCAAGTTATCTGTACTATAATATTTTTCTATTCTTTCATTCAAAGGTAAGTCTTTGAATTTAGGATGATATTTAAGTACATACGCATCTATATCTGTAATTAAATCTTTATCATCTATAATTGTTAACTCATCACCTAATAGTGAATTTGCTTGGAAAAATGTATTACTAGGTGTAACACCAACAATATTTAATGGAGAAAGACCAGCTATAAATTTTCCAACTTCTTTATACCAAACACTTTTTTCAGCTGTCGCTAAAGGCATTGCTAGGTGCGGGAAGTCTAATTTATAAATCTCGTCCTTATGGATATTTTTTAATAGTTGTACCATATCACCTGTTAGATTTTTTGGCTTTTCACCAAAATCATTTGTACTCTTTTGTAAAAAATTATTATGATACACACTATATGATATAGCATTCGCTACTGCATGATTAATTTTATTTTGATCGTTTCCATATTTTGTACGAGCATCTTTCGCAACTTCATGAATATAATTCAAGAATTTTTTCTTATCTTCTTGACTCATACCAGTATTTTCTAAAAATGGATCTTTTTTTTCCTGAACTCCTGTTTCTTCAGTGTTATAACTTACGTTATGAGATGATGATTGAATTGAAGGTGTGTTTTTGAAAACAGGAGATTCTTCTACATATATTGTCTTCTTAGCACTTGAACGATTAGCTACGAACGGTATTACATTTGATACCACTCCATTTCCCGTGTTTTGCTTATTTACTTCTCTCTCATGAATATGATTCAAGAATTTTTTCTTTTCTTCTTGGATCATACCAGTATTTTCTAAAAATGGATCTTTTTTCTCCTGAACTCCTGTTTCTTTAGTGTTATAACTTACATTATGAGATGATGATTGAATTGAAGGTGTGTTTTTGGAAACAGGAGATTCTTCTACATTTATCGTCTTCTTAGCACTTGAATGATTAGCTACGAGCGGTCCTACATTTGATACCACCCTAGTTCCCGTATGAGATGATGATTGAATTGAAGGTGCGTTTTTGGAAACAGGAGATTCTTCTACATTTATTGTCTTCTTAGCACTTGAATGATTAGCTATGACCGAGCCTACATTTGATACCACCCCAGTTCCCGTGTTTTGCTTATTTACTTCTTTCTTAGGAGTTGTCTTTACGGGATTCTTTGTCTCTTCACTTGGTTTTTGTTCCTGTTTAGGGACTTTTTTATATACAAATTGATAATCTACATCTTTTACCGCAATTTGTTTTAATTTATTCGGTGTAATGAAGCCATCCATTGAATTTGGGGTATAACTAATTGTTTGCCCTTCTAGGACAGTAAATGTTTTACTCTCTTGAACTTTAGTACCTTGTTCATCTACAAAGTGTAATGTAACTTTATGTTCTGGCTGATATATAAAGGTAATTATTGGATTATTTTTATCTGTAACATTTTTGTCAATATTTACTAATCTATACTTTGGAATACTTATAGAATCAACTTTATAACTTTTATCTGTAAAACCTGAATAATGTTCTTCTTTTTTTAATTCTTTTCCACTAATATCAACATATTTTACTCGTATACGCTGAGTAATACGTGTTAGTATATCTGCCTGTAGACTACTTCCAAATATGTCATAACGAACACCTAAGGCATAATCATATGAATTATTAAATCTTGGTGGAGCAGGTGAATAAAATGTATAATTAAAACTAGATAAAAAACCTGCACCTAAATACCCACCTTTTGGTAAATCACTTGAGCCATTTAGAGCCATCATTTTTGGGGTCGCATCATAAATAACTCCATCTGTGCTTTTCTTTAATCCAGATTCATTAGGAATTAACTCTACAATATTTGCTAAATCTGTTTGAACACCTTGAGCTGCGTCAATATCAGTTGAAATAAAACTAAGAATTACTGGTTGTTCGTCAAGTGTACCATGTTTTACAATTTTATAATGTAATCCTAAAGTGTTTGCTTCAGTATATAACACAACAATAGAGTTTCCTGTTGAATTTGGAATACTTTGTTCTCCAGTAAAAGCTAGACCAGTTGCTCGACTTGAGCTATAATAACCAGAGTTTTTCTTCCAATCTGCTGAATCATTTCCTGTTACTGTCCAAATAAGATCTAAATCTACTCCAGATTTTGTTTTACCTACATAGTTAATACGACCACTATCTCCAACATTCATACTATACGCTTTTACTGAAGTTGTTGGATTGTTTTGTTTTCCTAAATAAGTTTCACTATTAATAAAACCATTTTCTACACCTTTAATCAGTTCTACTGTTGTTTTATCTGACCAATGTAATCCTTCTTTTGTTAGAAAATTATTATCTGTTAAATTTTCTCCAATAAGATTAATTTGAATTTTTTTGAAAAAATCTACACCTTTTGCATCTTTGTCAAAATCACCCGTGACCGTTACGTTAGTAATAGTTGGTTCTTTTGAAACTGGTGGTGATTCTGTTTCTTGTTTTGGTTTTTCGGTTTGTTCATTCTTTGAACCAATGATAGCACTATTGTTCGGTGAATTTATTTGATTTTTATTTTCTTTCTCGTCTGATTTCTCTATATTACTAGTACTTTGATTATTATCTAAAGCGAAAACAGATGCTACTGGTGAAAAAATTACATAAAATACACTAAATAGTACTATAAAAATTTTTCTGCATTTCTGCATAATATCCTCCTTTTTTGTTAATTTTTAAACATTGATTATAACATATTATAGATATTTGTACAAAAAATATATTCGCAATAAAAAAAGACTTATCGTAGACTAAAAAATCTATGATAGGCCATGCTAGAACACGAAAATATTAAATTTTATTAACTTAACTGTATTGGCTGATACATTTAAGCATACAGCTATTTTCTTATAACCTAATCCTTTTTCTCTTAGTTTTTTTATTTCATCTTTCGGTTTCATACTTTTCACTCCTATGATGTTTTTATTCTCTACATCATAGGTAAAGAAAACTATAGAAAATTTAACCTTTAGAGTGCAATTCACATTATATTCTACTTTATTATTAAAATTATCTATGTTAAAGTATAATAAAGGTATAAATAATTAATATATAAATTAAAAAGCAAATAATTACTATTATTTTTATAAAATTTTTATTAAGGTGGTAGAGCATTATGAATGAAAATAAACTTAATTTAACAGACATAGACTTACTTATAGAGGAATCAAAGAAAATAAATTTCTCATCTGAATCTGAAGTTAGAAATTTAGGTATAAAATATCCTGAGAATTTTACGGAAGTGGGAAGTTTAAATGAAAATTCGTTAATAGAATATTTTAAAATAGATGAAAATTATAAACCAAGTGAAGAAATAGATCCTAATACATCGTTGTATAAAACATTGCTAATTAAAAGAAAAATCCATTGTACTGATTTAGGAAAAGGTAAGAAATTAAAAAACTTACCTGGTTGGAAAGCAATTAAAGATAATAATATATATCACAAAGCTCACATTATAGCGAAAGCATTAGGAGGTAAAAATACTTGTTTAGACAGACAAACATCAAAGAGATATCACAATGGATTTATAGCTACTACATGTGCTAATGTTGGAGTGATAGGATCATTAGGGATGTATGATATTGAATTGGAAATGAAAAAATATTTAAATAAAGATAATTATCTACTATACGAATGTCGTGTAATATATAAAGACCCAAAAGATATTATTCCTATATTTATAGTTATGATTATAGTTTCTAGTGACTATGCGATTAATAAAATTTACTTCGTTTGGAATATTCAATGTAGGTATACAATAGATTATAAAACAGGTGAGTATTTCCCTTGGAATTTTAAAAAAAGCCTAGAAGAATAAATTTTCTTCTAGGCTCGTATTTTATCCTAATATTTCATTCACTCTTTGCTGAATTTCACTGTAGTTATATCCTGCATTAGTCAGTCTGTTAACTCGGTCTTGTCCATTACCCCACTTACCTTGAATTACTTCTTGGGCTATCTCATCTAAATTATTAGATGTATAATTCCCATTTAGTAATCTATTTACTACTTCTTGAACCTCACTTGCATTATATCCTGCATTAGTTAATCTATTCACTCTATCCTCTCCATTACCCCATGCTCCAGAAATAACTTCTCGTGCAATTTCTTCATTGCTTTTATCACCAGTTGATACTGAGTTTGTAGATGTACTTGGTTCTGAGATACTAGTATTTCCTAACATTTCATCAACTGTTTCTCCTAAAGTCGCAAAGTAATTCATACGTTCTACAAAGTAAGTCTT